GTTTTCACAAATTCTGTCGTCGCAATTTGGGTGTTGTTGGTGTTTGGATTGGCAGTAGGGGCGGTTGGCACGCCTGTGAACGCAGGGCTAGCTTTTGGGGCGTAGCCTGTGCGGTCTCGGTTGATGGTGTCTACTTGGTCTTTTAAATATTTGGTACGATTGGCGAGCTGTTTTGCTTGAATGTTAATTACGCCAAGCTCTCCACCTAGCACCTTATCTTGTTTTTCAATGAGATAAATATCTTCTTCCCATTGTTGTTGCTCAGTAATTTTTCCCATTTATACTTCTCCAAAAGTAAAGTTTCCGTCGAAATTGATCTCGCCATTCCATCGATGGCCTGCCCGTGTAAAATTGAATGCAACCAGATGACAGCGTGCGGGGGCGTTTTCATTTAAAATGCGCCGCACTTGCTTTGATTCTTCAATAGTAATGGGCTGATGTAGCACAATTTTGTATTCTGCCCAGTGCATTTCTTCATGTTCAAAGGTTTCTGACCCATCAAAATTTAGTTCGCTATTCCATGTTTTAAGTGATTGGTTTTCAATAATATCGACTTCGCCATAACCCACCGATTTCATGACGCGGCGAATCGCTGAAATTGTCCCTTTGTGCTTGTGAATGTGGATGCTATTTAAAATGGCTTGTCGTTTGCTTTCCTCGCTCCATTCGTCATCCCATTCGTCCACGGAAAGCGACCAAGCAAGCCATGGTAAGAGGTTGATAGGGCAATTTTCAGCACTCCATAAGAGGCGAATGGGCACAGGAATTTCCGCAATGGCTGAAAACGTATTCGATAATTGTTTCTCTAGCTTGCTCGACCCTATGGGCAAGAGATAGCTATTCATCTCGGCCACCTACGTTGATTTGAATTTGTGAGCAATATGCAGCTTGGTGAGGTTGCACGATTAAATCTGCAAGCGGCTGTGTCAGTTTCACGTTCTGCACGCCTTCTTGGTGCAAGGCTGAATAAATACCTGAAAGCGTAATATCAATGCCAAGCAAGTGTTGCTTATTTACATAACGGGTGATGGCTTGATTAACATTTGCCATGACAACACTTTCTAGTACTGAGGGATAAAGTGTGAGGGTCGCTCGAATTTCATAAGGTAAAATCACCGCACTTTCGACCAATACCGTATCAGTCAGGGGGCGAATATGCTCGGCATTCAGCTGTTCTTTTACCGCATTAATTAAATCACTGTCGGCTGTTCCTTGCCCCTCCGTAGATAATATGGCCACTTTCACCGTGCCTGCAGTTGGGCTTGTTACATCAACGTCTTTTATTTTTGCAGAGGTAGAGAGCGCATGAAATTCATAGCTTGCGCGGCTACCCGCTGTAGTTAAACCTTCTAATGACATTTGAATACGTGTGCGAAAACGTTCATCATCTTCATATTGGGTAGGAATAGGCGGGTGAGCGTTTAAATCTTCCGCTTGAATGATTAATCGCTTAATGCCGAATAATGCCCCTAATTGGTCTAAATCTGATCCTGTGGCATAAGCAAGCATCACGGCTTTAGCAGATTCATTAATATGCGTTCTGAGTAATAATTCTAAATAAGCATTTTCTTCTAGCAATTTCACTACAGGTTCGCTTTCTAATTGTAATCGAGCCTGCCAATGTTGGCGCATATCGTCATTTTCTTGTAATGACAAGAATTTAGCTTTTCGTTGAGCAAGTAAAGTTTCATAACTGAGTTCTTGCACAACTTTTGGTACAGGCAAATTGTTCAAGTCAATAATATTGTTCATGATTTATGGCCTAATAAAAGATGGTTTTCTTTGATATGTTGCTGATATTGCCCGCGTGCGACATAACTTGCCACAATGCCACCTTCAACCAATTCTGGTTTAAATTGTGTGATCTGTACGCGTGGTTCCCAACGATTAATTGCAGTGACGGCACAAGCCGCCAGTTGTAATAACAATGTGTGGCTAATTGGGCGGTCTATTAACATTGGGATTAAGCTGCCATATTCACGCCGCTGAATACGTGAACCAACAGGGGTTAGCAAAATATCGGCAATGGATTGTTTAATGTGGTCGCTTTCGTTTTTTAATGTTTCGCCAGTGTATCGATTCATTATTCTGGTTTTCCTGTTTTACTTGGGCCACCTTGTACGCCACCGTGTTTATGGTTAATTTGACTGATTCCCCCTGCTGTCATGTCGCCAGTACTTGTTACACTTCCTTCAATTTTTACATCGCCTTTAATTTTTACTGTCGGACAAAAGATTTCGATTTGTTGGCTTGCGTTGATAAAGGCAGATTGAATTCCGAAAACATTTAGTCGTCCGCTTGCTTGGTTGTATTCAATCATCGCACCGTCAGCAAATTCAATTACGTGTTCATCTGGCGATTGGCTTGGGCTGTTTTGTGTGTAAAGCCCAACTAATATGCAGGCAGTGGTAAATTCGCCACTAACGGATAACATTACACATTGTTCACCCACCGTCGGTGGCGACCAGGTTTTGGTTGTACCCGCTCGAAATGTAATAAATGGTAAAAACTCTGTCAGAATGTCACCGCTCTTTACGCGAGCACGTGCGGTGGCGTGATTCACTTCAGCGATCACTCCAAAGCGGATAATGTTGTCTAGTTTTCGTTGTAATTCAGCAGACATAGGCATTCACAGCTAAAGAATATGCCTTATTGTTGGCAATATTGTGTGGTGTGGCGAGTGGGGGCGTGTGTGGAATAGTAGGTAACAAAAAAGGGCTTTCGCCCTTTTATTATGCTCTATCCCACATGGAACTCCGCGCTCTTGCTTGGCGTTGGTTTTCGATGCGTTGTATTTCTTTTGCCACTTGTTGTGCAATGGCTCGTTCGTCCATGCCTTGTGCGGCATTGATGGTGATATTTACGCTCATTGGTTGGCTGGTTTGCGTCATCATTGGACGAGCAGAAATTGGTGCACGAGTATCAACTTGCACAGGGGCGGCAGTTGCAACGCTGATCCCCAATCCGCCCGCAATCAGTGCTTGCTTGCCGTAATTAAGCGCATTGAGTGTATTGATGCCAAGGCGTGATGTAGCTTCTTTGGTCATCACGTATTCGCCACCGTGGAATATACCTTTTGGTTCAAACTTACCGCCATTTCCTGCATAGCCTCCTGACCATTTGTTAATATTTGGCACGTTGTTTTCTGCATTGTTTGTGACATTTGCAATATTTTGTTTTGTTTGTTCAATTTGTTTTTCTGTATCTTTAGAAAAGCCGAGTTTTTCTTTGATCCAATCCACAGTACTGCTAATGGCTTGTTGTACATTTTTAAAACTTTCAAGTACGCCATCTTTTAGTTTGTTCATCATATTATAACCGAAGTTTTTTGCTGTATCGGTAATGCCTTCCCATTTTTCACGGAAAAACTCCCCAACTGAATTTGTGATTTCTCCCACTTTGGCACTTAATACGTTCCATTTTTCTGTAACAGAATTAACAATGTTTTGCCAAATTTGCCCCGCTTGTTCACTTAACCAGTTCCAGCCCTCAATGAGTTTTGCTTTCACTTCATCCCAATTTTGCCAAAGATACACTAATGCACCAATAATTAAGGCAATCACGGCTAGAATTGGATTGGCTAACATAGCTTTCCCTATACCCAAAATGGCAGTTATAGCAACTTTCCCAACCCATAAAAACGTTGAACCCAATACTTGGAGCACTGGTGCAACTAAAGACAAGGTGAAAAGCAAAGGTGCGAGAGCCATCAATGCCACACCAGCTATGGCGGTAAACTTAACTATTGTAGCGATTGCACCTTTGTTTTGGGATGCAAATTGAGCCAACCATTTGACTGCCTCAAATACGGTTTGACCAAAATCCCACAATCCTTGAATCACTTCATTGATAACTGTGCCAATATCTTTTGCCCATTTTTTTAACTCGCCATTCTGTTCAAGTTCATCAAATTTCTTTAAAAGAAATTGCAGTTTATCTTTAATCCAATCAAATGCGCCATTCTCCATGATTTTCATTTGGAAACTTGCCCATACGTCATCAAGTTTTGCCCAAATACCTAAAAGCGTTTTTGATTGTTTTTCCATTGCGCCAGAATATTTTTCATTCCAAATACGTTTGAGCGTTTCTTCAATTTGTTTTCGGTTGTTTTTATCGACACGTGCAGATTGTTGTTTGCCATTTTTATCCGTATAAGTATATTCGATAAATTTTGTTCCTTTTATTGCACTGCCTTTAATCCCAAATTCTTTCAAGCGTTCATTTTCACCTGTTACGGCATCGGCAATTGCCTCTACAGCTTGCATAACGGGTTTTCCCATTGCAGAAGCTGTATCTCCTAATGTTTGCAGTAATCCGTTTGTAGGATCCATGCCGTAAGCGCGCAAACGTACAAAGGCTTCCATTGCTTCATCAAGGTTGGCTGGAGTATCTACGGCAAATTTTTTCACCCAATCAAAACTTTTTTTGGCTTTTTCTGAACTTCCTTCTGTTACCTCTAAAACAGACTGAAATTGCTCAAATTTACCAGCAACTTGCGCCATTCCTACGATACCTCGACCCATTGATATGATCGGTTGCATTATTTGTTGTCCGCCAATAGATGCTTGTACCCCTACGCCTGCAATGTTTCGTCCAGTATTTAATGCAGATGATATTGGAGCTTTAATACGAGCAAATCTTGCTTGTGCTCGTTCAACTAAAGCAAGCATACGCTGATGTTTTGCTAATTTATTATTTGCTTTTTCAACATCTGCCGATAGTTGTTTTTCACTTTGCGCAAAGTGCTTGGTGCTAAATCCCGCTTTGTGTAGTTGTTCTTGTATTTTTTTTAGTTGTTCTACATGGGGTTTATATTCTTTATTAATCTTGTTAATTGTTTCTTTCTCGCCATCAAGGGCTTTTGTTGTGCTTTTTACGGCTTGTTCGGTAGCTTTGCGTTCTGACTTTAACTTTTTAATCTGTTCGTTTGAATCTTTTATTGCCTTCTTTTGTGTTTCAATTTGTCGGGCAATACTGGAACGTGCATCATTAAAGCTTTTAAACCCCATGCCTTTGGCAAGAGGAATAGACATATTGTTATAAACCGATTTTAAGCGTATGACTTCTTCTTTGTGTTTATTTAGTTGTTGTGTCGCATTGCCTAGTTTCCCTGTAATGCTGTTAAATTTAGCCGTATTTGAATCCACGGCACTTTGTAATTGTTTGCTGTTTGCTTTTGCAGTATCTAGTGCTTTGGCATAGCTATTCGTTTCGTTACGCAGAGCTTTAAATTTTTCAGCTAAATTTTTAGTTTTATCCAATCCGCTTAATGCTTTTTGAGCATGTTTCACTTTTTCAGCTAATGCTTCCGCTCTACCTGCTATCGCCTTAATTGGTGCGGTTGCTTTATCTACTGAATTTAGGATAATTTGAATTTGTAAATTATTCATTTTTTCGCCTTATTTTTATTGACAAATAAATGTATGATTGCTAATAATCAAGAAAAGAGAATAAGGAGCGGATATGAAAAACAAAAGAACATCTCGCACGTTGATTATGCTAAACATTGCTATGTGGAGCCTTGTTATTATTTCCACCTGTTTGCATTATCAATTTAATCCTTTTTCATTTATCTGGTTTGATGTTATCGCACCAGTTGGTCATTTTTTTGCTGTCGTTTTTTCAGCTTTATCTAGTTTTACTGTATCAATGTATGAACTTTTTAAACCGGAAACATTTTGGGGCTGGGTATGGTTTGTAGTGTTTGTCGTGCCAATCATTTGTTTGCCTCTTTATGTGGTTTTATTGGTATTGTTTGCTGGTAAACTTTCACACCATGATACGGTGGTTCCACCTTCTTATTTAAAGCAATTAGCTTTTACTAATTTGTTCTATCACCAATTCATTCAGCATTGATAAATCCTGTTCTGAAATGCCCAATAGTTCCCGTTGGGCATATCTCACTTTAAAATCCTTTTCTTTTGATGGTCGTGCCGTTAAACCGTATTGATGCACTGCAGCAATGGCAGCACTTGAGCCATTAAAACCCACTGAAACTTCGTTACCATTTGACCGCACTTTTAAATGATGGGCAGTGCGAAGTTTGGCGAACATAGCTTTGCGTTTGATTCGTCCTTTCTTTTTTCCAAATTCTTTACGTGGTTTTCTCGGTTCAAAGGCTGAACCATCGGGATTTTGTTGGCGTGCAATTCGGTTCGATTGGCTTTTTCGTAAGGCTTGCCCGATTTTTCGCCCAAGCTGTCTGCGCGCCTGTGGAGAAAGATTGGCAATAAGTGCGGTCAATTTTGCCTGAACTTCTTCTACTGTAGCCATTAGACGATATCACCCTCAAAAATTAATGAATCCCAGTTTTCCAAATAGACTTTTACTCGGTTTGGTTCATCCCATACGGGTTCTTTTGCATAATGGATCTGCACGTTATTCCCGTCTTTTTTCGACACGACACGTTCAGTGAGTTGGATTTCGAAACTAATATCTGCGGTGTTGTTATTGTTGTAATCCACCTGGAATTTAAATGCATTCTCTCGAATTTGTGGATTTTCTAATATTTCAGGTTGATTTGTGCGGAGATAAGCCATCATTGGCACAATCAAGGTGGCAATATCGCCTGCATAATCCGTCACCACGACATTGAGTGTGTAACGATATTCAAAACTAAATGATGCGGCACCCGTTGAGACGATTTGTCCACCGTCCACATAAAGTTGTAGATGGTCGGGATTTTTTACAAAATCGGGATGGCTTTGTTCAAGGATTTTGCGCAGTTGGTTGGGTTTTTTCATTTTTCTGCTCGCAAATTAGTGGTCGGTTGTCTTTATCTACGGCAACAATCAAATGTCCAGTGTCCGTCATCAAATATCCTACTTGATGAATGCATACTTCTGTTATCCTTCCGTCAGGGTAATTTGAATATTTACCAAATGGACCATCTCTAAATGGTACAGTGTACGTGTTTGCTAAACACGGCAATGAAGCGGCAATGGCGAGATAAAGAGTGGTTTTTCTCATTTTCTGAAATTCCGCTGTTGCATTTCATATTTTTGCTGACAATCCACGCAACGGGTTACGCCTTGAATTAATTGGCGGCGTTTTTCAGGAATGGGGATGTCGCAATCTTCACAATAAAACGCACTGATTGCTTTAAAAGTGCGGTGTTTTTGTAACGCAATATCACGTGTCATTTGTTCGAGTTCTTGCGCACGGTCAAATTGATCGGTCATTGTTTTTCCTGCTTATTAAATTCATCAATGCATTTCTTTAATGCTTGATTTTCAACAATGCATACACTTAGCTTTTGTTGGCTTTGTAGATAGGCATTAGCCAAATCGCCGTTTGTTTTAATTGTGGTGCCAAATGGCGTACATTCAGCGACTTGCGGACATAGTATTGGCTGTTTAATGATTTTCGGTGTGGTTGAACACGCCGCTAACATCATCAGGGATAAAAGTGTCAGCCCAATCTTGGTGTTTTTTAAGTGCATTTTTTAAATCCTGTGTTTGCTTGGTTTGAGAGATTTTTAATTGATTGACGGCTTCCGTGAGTGCTTTTTGTTGCTCGTTGAATTTATCCACGCTTTCATTTAAGGCAACGTAAGACGCTTCCCATTGTTGTTTTAATTGTTCTTCTTTTGCCGCTTCGGCTCGCCAGTGGTTGGCTTGCCACCCTTGAAACAGGATAATTGCCACAAGCATGAGCGGGCCAACCAATAAAATGTATTTTTCTTTTTTCGTTAAGAACCCAAACATAATGCTTTCTCCTTTTGTCGTCTTTCAATTAAGCCTTTCAGTGGAACGCCGTTTGCATAAATCCATCGTTCAAATTGATCGCACATGGCTTTGCTATATCCTTTCCGTGCCATTTTAAAAAGCGTGCTGTTTTTTAAGTTCCCGCACCCTGCATTAAAGGTAATTGACACTAAGGCATCAAATGCACCTTGCGGCATGGCTTGACCGTTTGCATACGTATTCACACATTTTTCAGCTTGTTTAATTCCCTTTGTAAAGGCATTTGCAATTTCTTCATCTGTATAGACTTTATGTGGAATGACTTTTTCGACTGCATCAGTGGTTCCTAACCCGAATGTTAATACATCGGCAGGGCAGTTATATGGCACTCTTTGACAGCCTTCTGCATTGCCAGTCAATAGCAAGCCTTTTTCTGATGTTCTAATTTCATGCCCGTGTAAAGAGAGTGCTAACCCTACAATCGCCACTACACTGCATGCATATTTTGCTGTTCGTTTAATCATGGTGATGGCTCCGTTGGTTTAATTCTTTTTCTTTTAATTCAAAATCTTTTTTCTTGTAATACCAATTTACAA